GGGAGTTTTTTAACATTCTCTAAAAATAATATTTGATCTTCTGATGTAGCGCTTTTTTTTATCCGCTTCATTTCTATAAATAAAATTTTAGAGTGAGTGAAAACAACCAAATCGCTAACGCCTTTTTTAACACCCTGCTTCTTTAGATTTTTGCCCTCTAATTTATTTCTATAGCCGCCGTTCGGCACTGCAAAGTAGTATATATGCATAAGATCAAGCCAGCGGCAAAGAACTTCTTGTTCTTGCGCTTCGGTTGGTATCATTAGTCTAGTCTCGGATCAGGTATTGCACCGCTTTCGACTGCTTTTTTAAATTCTTCCATTATCTGTTCACGTCTAGCAGTCGGGGCTTGGTATATCGCCGCCCTGCTGATGCCTTTCCATTTCGCCGCCATAGTTAGCGTCAGGTTTCTTGGTTTGCGTGTTTTTTTCATTAAAATAGCTCCTCAATCTCTTCTTCTATTGCGGTTTTCTCTTCATCTGTTGGAAACGGCGGTAGTTTGTCGTTTAACTCTGAATATCCCCATTCCAATAGATTATTATAATCCTTACCGTTATATTCCCTTCCGCCGATTGTAGCTACTGCGTATCTTCCGATTAGGTCAGTTGCGTTTAGTTCGTCAGGGGCTTTCATTGCTACGATAAACTGTTTTAGTTTCCATAGTAGATTTTCAGCTAAGGAAAATTTCTCTTGATAGCTTTTGTTGTCGCCCGTTTTAAAGTCTATCTTCAACATTTGATCGCCTGTGCTGCTGTACTCCGAGTCATCAACTCCAATTATTTTTAAAACATATTTCTTAGTCTCAAAACCGCCGTCCGCTTTACGTGTTGGTTTGATCCATTCGTTTGGGTTTTCTGCGCTTACGCCTGTTAAATTAATTCTCATTTTATATTTTCCTCAAATTCTTTTATTTTCTCATTAAGTAACATCTCGTCATTGTTTAGAGCGTGCACCGCTTCTACATCTTCGCTTATATTGAACATTGTCGCGAATTCTTTAATCTCTCCGATCGAAAAACTGAGTTTTTTAAGTTTAGCAATAAGCATCTTTTTTTCTGCTTCGAGATTGAGTTCTGGCTCTTCATTTTCTACTTCTACGTCAAAATAAACGGGTTCATCGTGTACGGTTTTAGTCGGCTCTGCAAAGTCTCGTACTTCTTCTGAAGAGTACATTCCACCGAGAACTTTCGGATAGATTGCACGGATGCCTTCTGGGATACATCTCGCTCTTAGCATCTGCGCTGGGTATTTTATCCAGTTGTCTTTTTTAAGCAAATCTGCTCTTTTTGCTTGTTCAATCGTCCACGTTATAGTTATAGTCCCCCCCTTCGGATGTGTAAATTTCGCTACTGCTTTTTTTTCATCTGTCTCTATCCATTCTACTGTTCCCCCGGCATCTTGAAATCGTGTCAAAACTGTCGTTGCTTTTGGGGACGGTCTGCCCTCTATTACATCATATTGTAACAGTGCGTGCATCGGGTGTATATTGTCAGCTTGCGCTATGAACATAAGTGTCATCGCTTGCGCTTCGCTTCTTGCGCTCTTAAAGAAGCCGCTTTTTACTATGTCGATTGCCATTACTTTCATCTCGCTGTAGGGTATTATGTTGCTCATTTGTTTAGTTCCTCTATGTAATTTTTAAGATAGCTTTCTGCTTCTTTATATGCTTCTACGAAATCATCGTTACAATCATCAGTACTTGATTTAAATTTTTTTGTTTGAAATGGAAGTGTAGGCAGAATATTACTTTCTATTTCTAGAAAAACTTTGATATAACAAAAATTATGATTTTCATTTGTACCAATCTCAAATCTAACTATTTTATCTGTATTTATATAACAACTTTGATCTTTTATATTGCTATAACGCCAGCACTCTATAAATTTGCTCATCTTTCTATCCTTTTATTTTATTTGAAAATTTTGATTTGTAACTATTTTTGCGCCTTCGATTGTATCGCCTTTTTTTAGAGCTTCTTTTATTTTCGTTTTATCAAACTCTCTTTTGATGCGCACAAATTGGCGCGGAAAATCATCGGGCGATAATAGCTCATCAATTTCCACCGTTTCGCTTTTGCGAGTTGAGAAAGTGAACTTAGTCGTAACGATCTTTTCCTCGCCACTTGCATTGAAAGCTAGACTCATTAAATCTTTAAGCTTCTCTGCGTTCTTTGTGTAGCGTGTCGCTCGTTCTGATAATCGCTTTGCCTCTTCTTTAAGTAATGCTGCTACACCGTTAAGCTCTGCTACTACATAAGCAGAATTGTCTAGCTTGTCATTAAGCGTGAGTGAAATATCGTTAAATAATTCCTCTATAATTTTGGAGGTGTCTATTACCTCGCCTGTCTCTTCGTTAAACTCGATATCATTTTGCATAATATCTTTGAGCGCATTGAACTCCTGCGCTATTTCATATAGTTTCATTTTGACGGTCTCCTTTTAAAATGAGTTAATCATGTGAAAAACAAAACAATTTTGAAATCCATACATCTTTGCCATTTCTTCATCGTTTTTTATATATTCCGCTTCAACGTCAAGCCCTTGCTTTTTAAGAATATCTAGGGCACACATACATTCTTCGTCACGTTCTTCTATGTCTTTATCCTGAGCTAAAACATATGCATTAATGCCATATTCTTTATTATCTTGAAGCATTACTAAATACGCACCAGATACTAACTTCTCTAAATCTATTTTTTCCATCTTTCACCTCCTACATATGAAATTGCTATTTTTTTTGCTTTTTGATAATCGAAAACAGCGCCGCTTTCTACAAGCATATCAAGATGTGCCTCTATTTCATCATCAACGTATTTTCCATCTGTATCACAAGCATCGTAAGCATATGTGGCAGCGATTTCGTCTTTATCTCCATAATCATTAACATCTTCATTAATGATCTCAGCAACACTTTGTATGGTTAGTACGTTTCTCACCAGAATTGAAAATTCTTTCATCTTTTTTACCTCTTTCTTTTTAGATACCGTTATTATAAGCTTATATTTCTTAAATCCATATTAATTTTATAAATATTTGCTAACAATTTGCTTATATTTTGCAAAGTCGCACTTGATCCGCACTTCTTTTCTTCTTATGCCCTTGATTGTAATGTGGCTTTTAAGCTGTAGCGTTGCCATCTTGTTGCAAAAGTCGTACTCTATCGCCTGCACGTTTTTCAAAAGCTGTTCTAATTCCACCAAGTCGCCATCCCCTACTATTCCAAAATTCTATTATCTCTATCACTTCAAGAGGCGTGAGTTCCAATTCCTGCACCATCGCTACCATTCTGTCGCTCCATAAATAGTGATATTTTTTGCCCTCTTTATTCGTTGCTTTACGTAGTTCTTTTTTAACGTAATCCCAACTGTTCTTATTGAACGTATATTCTAGTTCGTTTAGCTGTTCATCAGTCAGTAATACCGTGCGAAAATCTGCTCTATGTCCGCACGTACATTCAAGCTCAAAGACCGCCTCTTTTTCGTTCTGACTAAATACTATCTTTTTCTTATCCGTTGCGCCGCACTGTTCGCATTTTGTAAGGGGTAAAAGTTTAAGCTCTTCTTTTGTTGTTATCGCTTTGCAGTCGCTACATTTATAATCTGTTGTGAGTATATAGTATCCGTTGTCATCAGGCTTTGATATTTTGCGGTTAAATATAAGCAATTCCCCGCCGCACGCTTTACATAGTTTTTTATCTTTCTTATTCGGCTCTCTGTCAAATTGTAGCCGTTGCATCGGGTGGACGGTATCCTGCACAACCCCCGCACAGTCCAAAATCAAAGCAACTTTTTCGCTGTCGTTTGGGTTTAGTCGTGTAGCCCGTCCGTAAATCTGCACTGCTTTTATGATGCTCTTAATCGGGGTTGCTAAAATGATGCAATAAACATCTGGCAAATCTATCCCAGTGGTAAGTACACCCACATTGCAAAGTATGTCAATATTCCCATTTTTAAAGCTATTAAATGCGCTTATGCTGTCCTTTTTCTTGCTATGCACACAATCCGCGCGATATCCTGCGTCTATAAAGCTTTGTGCCATCATTTCGGCGTGTTCTATGTTTACACAATAAACGATTGTTCTAAGCCCCTCTGCGTGTTCCTGATAAACACTTATAATATCTCTAATCATTGTAGGTTTGCTCATCATTTCATAAGCACCTTGCACATCATAATCGCCCACTTTGATTTTTATCTTCGAGCGATCTGGAAGCAGCGGGGCTTTGACTTTTACAGGGCAAGCAAACCCCATCTCAATAAGATCGCTCAGCTGCACTACATCTATAATATCATCCCATCCTTTAAGCTTATATCCCTCGGCAGTTATCGGTGTAGCAGATAATCCGATAGTGATCTCATCGGGTAGGTTATTTTGTAGCTTTGTGCCGTTGGCGTTATGACACTCATCTACTATTACAATCTTTACATTATGCTTCTTTTTAGATAGTGCTTGAATAGTTCCGACCGTTACGTTATCAAATTCTTTCAGCGTTTCTTTCATCTGCGTGATAAGTAGCGTTCTATGTGCTACGAATAAAACATCATTACTCTTGGCCTTTGCCATCTCGACAATTCGGCGAGATATAACGCTCTTTCCTGCCCCTGTAGCGAGTGTGAGAATTATGCGGCGGTTGCCTTTTTTGATTGATGCTCTAAGCATCTCTATCGCATCAGTCTGATACTGTCTGTCTTGATATATTTTCATTAGAATAGTCCGATACTATCTGTATCTATATCATACTCATATTCCGTCACAACACCCACTGGGTTTGATTTTCGAATAGCAGTAAAGAGCCACGTTTTGCCGTCGCCTTTTGTGAAGCTCCAAAGTTTGCTTTTGTACTCATCTAGCCATAAAACTTCTTTGACTTTTCGGCGTGGCACAAAATCTTTTAAATCTTCTGTAATTTGTGTTTGTTTTACGCTCTCATTTTTCTCTACCAAATAATCATAAATCTTATCTGCATATATTTGCGTTTTGTCGTCTTTTTCGTTCTCTTCTCCGCCCTCTTCCACTACATCGGATAAGTTAAAGCTCATCTCTTCAAAGTTTAATGATATTTCAAACTTAAGCCCCGCTCTATCACTCCTTGACTTTTTATGATAGATAAATTCTTTAGTGAGCATAACCATATTATCTGTGGAGGCCTCTACGACCTGCGAGCCGTTGTAGGTAAGTTTGCCCTCATCATCTTTACTTTTACGTGTGTGGTGCAGGCATAGTATTGTCGCGCCAAATCTGTCTCGGATCGCTTTGAGCATATCAAAAAAAGGACTTACCAGTTTATCTTCATTCATCGAGCCATTGATAAAGAATTTTAACGAGTCAATAATGATGATTGTTCTATCGCCGCCATTTCGCACATTTGATAATACCTCTAAGACCTCGTTCATCTCTTTAGCACTTGAATTTAAGCCGTTATAGTAGTTCACTTTATCCTCGCCGTGGGTATCTATAAGCTTGATGATTCTATCTTTCACATAAGAGATCGGATTGTCAGCGTCGAAGTATAAAAGCTTGTCGATTTTTCCCTCTGCAAAAAGTTTATTTACCACTGCGAAAGAAAACGCAGATTTTCCAACATTCGGCGCTCCCACTAGCGTAGTGATGTTATTTTTAATAAGCGCATCATCTATTAGCCAGTTCATATTTGCGGCCTCTAATATAGCTTTATGCGTGATAGGCGTGGTTATTTTATTGATAGCGTGTTCCCAGCCGTGCGATTGCACTTTTTGGCTCGCTATAAAGTGATCCATTGCAATTTGAAAATCTTTTAACGTCTCGAACTGCTCCAAATAATCGCTAAAATCTTTTGACTTGGTAATATGATTATCTTCTTTGAACTTTGCGTGATCGAACCAGATTTTTGATGAGGTGGAGTTATCAAATAGCGGGCGCATAAAGTTTTTTCCGTCGTCATCGTCTATAAATAAACATAATCTATCTTTTAACAGCTCATCACTTAGCTGAAAGTTAGAAGATGGGATTGCTGTTACATTATACCCTGCGAGAATAGCGGTTAAATAGTCGTGTGTACCCTCTACGATTAAGACGATATCATTATTTTTAATGCGGATATATGGAAATGAGCTTTGCGTTCCGCCGTGTACTCCCCATTTTACCTCTTCTCCTGAAAATTTGCCATTTTCATCTTTTTTCTTAAATCTTCTATATCTTAATGAGCGTGATATTTTATGTTCATCTTGGAGAAGGATACAAGCCGTGTCGTGGTGTCTGTCATACTTTACGATATCAAAGAATGCTTTTTTGTCCTCTTCTTTTGCTTCGTTATATATATGCTCAGGTGCAATCGCTATAAGTTCTCTGCGGCCGTGATCTGTTTTGAAGTCAAGCGGCGGCTGTTGCTTCCAGATTTTATCTACAATCTCAGGCTCTATATAGTCAGATTTTTTCTTAACAATCGGCTCTATATCAATAAGCCCAGCCATATCTTTGATCTTATTTATAGCCTCGCTCGTAGACATACCCTCGGCCCTCATCACAAAGTCAATTATAGAGCCGCCAGATCCGCCAAAATCGTTAAAACTATTTGTATCAGGGTAAAGCATAAGGGAAGAGGTTTTTTCATCTCTGAGCGGATTAAATTTCGTTTTGAGTGTTTTGCCGCTTCCATAAGGTTGGGCATTGTATCTCTCTGCCATTTCTACTATCGTAAAAGCAGATTTTATTTTTGCTATATCTATCATAAAATAATCTTTTTGATCGTCAGTCGTTGGAGTAGCTGTGATAATTGCAGTTAAAGAGTGACGGCTCTTCACATATATAACAACTCTAAGAAGTAGTAGGCAGAAGAGCCGTCAAGAAACTTCCTACTACTTTTTAGAAGTGTTAAATTTTAAAGCTCGCCCCTTAATGCAAAAAAAAGAGGCGATGAAAGAAATTTCAAAAGCTGTGGGTTATCATACGCACAAAGAAATTATAGCCTTAAATTCCTTAAATTTGAATTAATATAATGTGACTGTTTTTTTATTTTTATTTAATAATTTATTTATTCCTCGCGCGTATATTTTTTTTGGTCTTGGCATATTATAAAAAACCAAATCTCTCGCGCGAACATAAAACAATGGTATTTTTGGCTTATTGGTTTATTGGTATAAAAAAAGCTTGGTATATATAAAACAATGGTATTTTTGGCTTATTGGTTTATTGGTATGAATATAAGGACATATATATATAAATATACCATTATTGAGTTTACGCACACGAGGCAATATACCAATATACCAATAAACCAACATCTATACGTACGCGTGCGAGGTAAAAAACCATATACCAATATTTTTATGTACGCTATGCATTTTTTACTTTCTGAACAAAAAGGACTTTTTCTTATTTGGAAAAGATAATTCTATATTTAGTTTAGATTAAGTTTGTTACGGTATCATTTCGGTAACTTAATATATATTAAGGGAAATTAGAAAAGAGGTTAAACAATGGAATATGAAGAGTTTATAAATTCCAAAAAACATAGTAGCGGAAACTTTGGTTTCGATGCAATTTGGTATCCTGATTGTGCGTTTGATTTCCAAAAACATATTATAGATACCGCTGTAAGAAAAGGTCGCATAGGTATATTTGCTGATACTGGATTAGGTAAAACTTTGATTTTGCTATCCATTGCTAAAAATATTGTTTTGAAAACAAACAAAAAAGTTTTGATATTGACTCCTTTGGCGGTAGCTTTTCAATTTATTAATGAAGCTGAAAAAATAGGAGTAGATGATATTGAATATTCGAAAGATGGTAACCACTCAAAAAAGATAGTTATTTGTAACTATGAGCGGTTGCATTATTTTGATAGTTCAGATTTTGAATGTGTAATACTGGATGAAAGTTCAATACTTAAAAACTTTAATGGACAAATTAAGAATGAAATAACAACATTCATTAAAAAAGTACCGTATCGTTTTTTAGCTACTGCCACACCGTCTCCTAATGATTTTATCGAGCTCGGTACAAGTAGCGAAGTGTTGGGGTATATGGGGTATATGGATATGCTCACAAAGTTTTTTAAGAATAATCAAAACAGCGTAGATAGTAATAATAGGAATATTGGAGAATCATTCTATTTAAAACCTCACGCAGAAAAAGCTTTTTTTCAATGGGTAAATACGTGGTCAATAATGATTAAACGACCTTCTGATATCGGATTTGATGATACACTATATAAATTGCCTGAATTGATTACAAACACGCACATAGTCAATAACTTGTCATTACTTGGAGCTGATGGACAATATCGTTTATTTGTTCAAGATGCAAAAAGTTTTAGCGAAATACGAAACGAGCAGAAACAAACAGAACGTCAGAGATGCGAAAAAGCTATAGAGTTAGCGATGGGCAAAACTTCGGTTTATTGGTGTAATACTAATAACGAAAGTTCGATTATTAAAAACCTTGATAAAGATGTTGTTGAGATTATTGGATCACAATCTATCGAGCAAAAAGAGGATATTTTAAAAGCGTTTGCAAATGGTGAAATAAAAAGGATTATAACTAAGGCAAAAATGACGGGTATGGGTCTAAATTGGCAACACTGTAATCACTCTGTCTTTTTCCCTACCTGGAGTTATGAACAATATTATCAAGCTATTAGACGGTTTTGGAGATTTGGACAAACTAAAGATGTTACTATTGATTTGGTTATATCTGACGGACAAACTAGAGTAATGGAGGCATTAAAACAAAAGGCGCAAAAGGCGCAAGATTTATATGAAAATTTAGTGCAGCAAGTAAACGCTGAATATGTTGAAAAACAAGCAAAAGATAAACAAAAAATTATCTTACCAAAATTTTAAGGGGTAAAAAAATGTTAGAAGTTAAAAATCAAGTAGTAACAGATCGCTATGCTATTTATAACGATGATTGTATGAATGTTGTTAGAGTTTTAGAGGATGAAAGCGTTGACTTAATCGTATATTCCCCTCCTTTTGCGGGATTATATAATTATAGCTCAAACCCTTCTGACTTTTCAAACTGTGAAAGCAAAGAACAGTTTTTGGAACAATATGAGTATTTAATCAAAGAGCTATCACGTATAACTAAAAAAGGTCGTATTAATGCCGTACACTGTACCGATGTATTTGACAATACTTGCAGGCTATGGGATTTTCCTCACGAAATTATTAAACTTCATACTAAATATGGTTTTGAATATCGAAATCGTATAACAATTTGGAAAGAGCCTTTAAAAGTTCGTATGCGAACTATGGTACAAAGTTTGATGCATAAATTTATAGTAGAAGATAGCACAAAGTGTTTTACCGCTATGCCTGACTATATGCTTATATTCACTAAAAAAGGCGATAATGAAGTTCCGGTTATTCATCCGTTTGGAATTAACGAATATGCAGGGGAAACGCCTATTTTGCCAAATATCCAACGAGCTTATAACAATGCACAAGGAACAAACTTTACACCTGACGAAATGTGGGATTATTTGAATAAGCAAAACGAAGATGACAAAATAACAAAGCTTAATCATTATATTTGGCAAAGATACGCCTCAAGCGTTTGGGATGATATTCGTATAGACAATGTTTTACCGTTCCGTGATGCAAAAGAAGAAGATGACGAGAAACACGTACACCCTCTACAGCTTGATGTTATAGATCGTATCGTTGAGTTATATAGTAATCCTAATGAGGTAGTATTTACACCATTTATGGGAGTTGGTAGTGAGGTATTTAGTCCGGTATCAATGGGGCGAAAAGCTATCGGAGTAGAGTTAAAAGAAAGCTATTTTAAACAAGCTATTTTAAATATTAAAGAAGCGGAAAGCCGATATAAAGTAAAATATGTTCAAAAAGGACTATTTGATGAGTAGCATCCACCAATTTAGAAAGATAGTCACTTCTCAGTGTGAAGAGTGTGGAGCAACTATAGAGGGATTGAAAACAAAGAAGTTCTGTGGATATCTTTGCAAAGTACGAAACTTTAGAAAGAAAAAAAAAGCTATAATTACTGCAATGGAAAAAGACAAATAACAAATTTAATGGAATACAATGAAACTAGCAACTCTCTTCTCAGGTATCGGCGCACCTGAACAAGCAATGCACCGAATTAATCCAAATTTTAAAACTGTATTTGCGTGTGAATGGGATAAATTTGCACGACAAAGCTATTCAGCTATCTACAATATTGACGAGGTACATTTTCACAAAGATGTTCACGATATGGACGGTACACAGTATCGAGGGAAAGTTGATATATTAGTGGGCGGAAGTCCGTGTCAGGCGTTTAGTATTGCAGTACTTAGAAATGGAACTAACGACGAAAGAGGACAATTAATATATCAGTATATCCGTATCGTGGACGAAGTTAAAGCCCCAGTGATTGTGTATGAAAATGTGAAAGGAATGTTATCAATAGACGGCGGAAGAACGATAAAGGAGTTTGTACAGGCGTTGCGTGATATTGGATATCATTGCCACTATGAAGTAGTAAATACGAAAGACTATGGAGTGCCACAAAATAGAGAGCGTATCTTTTTAATTGGCTTTTTAGATCACGAGGCATATCTTCGGTTTAGTTTTGCACCGAAGCAAAAATTAGAGAAAAGATTAAAAGACGTTTTAGAAATCGAAGTGGATGAGAAGTATTATTTAAAAGATAGTGCAATAGCTCATTGTGGCAATCAAGAGCCGAAAACACAAGTACCATCCGCCACAAAATGCGGTTATGAGTTAGCAGAAAGCGGGGATAGTATCAATCTATCTATACCAAACTCAACTACACGCAGAGGAAGAGTTGGAAAGCAAGTAGCACAAACGCTTGACACACAATGTAATCAGGCGGTAGTCACAAATCATATCCGCAAACTAACCCCTTTAGAATGCTGGAGATTGCAAGATTTTTCAGACGAAGCACATAATAAAGCAAAAGCGGCGGGGGTATCTCAAACGCAGCTTTACAAGCAAGCTGGAAATTCAATGTCAGTAAATGTTTTAGAAATGATATTTAGACAAATCATAAACGGAAAAAATAGTGACTCGCTTTTTTAATAACACAGGAGATCAAATATGAAAAAGAAATACAAAAGACTACTACAAATTCACACAGCAACCTTAGCACAGCTTCGTGAAGCAAACCAAAAGATAGATACTCGCAATCTACATATCAAAGCGCTAAACGATACTATTGAGACGCTGGAGCGATATATGAAACAACAAAACAAAGCGATTGAGAGAAAAGATGCGCAGTTCTTTGGGTTGCGGATGGCCTTTCAAGATGAGATTATAAATAAAATGTTATAATTTTAATATGCGACCACACGAACATAAAATATTGGATAAATTCTATCAACTATGTGACGTAATGAGTGATGATATAAGTGATGTGGCTATAGTGATATCTCACTTGATGTATATGGCAGGGTTGAACTTGCCATTAACCGCTGTAAGACGTGATTGTTTATCCGTGTCGGTGGTAAATATTGAAAAGTACGAAGATTTTATTGATGATGCGCTCGATATGCCGATCAAAGAGCTTCGAGAAATATGCGATAAGAAACTGGCTAATACAACGCAGCTGAGAGCTAAGATAAAAGAACTGCAAGAAGAGTTGGCTAAATATAAAAATAAAAGCGTAGAGCGTCATTACTGCGAGCCAAAATATACGCAACTAAATTTACTTGATTTAATGGAGATGTGAATGATTTACAATTACAAATGCCCGCATTGCAATTATGAGGTAAACATTGATAAGCCTATGGCGGAAAGTGGACGTGAAGAATACTGCGAGATTTGCGAGGGTGTGCTTGAGCGTGTTTATGTATCGCCTGTTATTTTTACGGCGGATGGGATGAAGAAATAATGCATATTATATACGGAGTGGAAGATATCCAAATAGGTTCAGTTGTTTGTTTGGTGCTAGACTCTGACATTAAAGGGATGGTTACGGGGATACAATTTAGAGATGGCTCTTTTACTTATTTAGTCACTCTTATAATCAATAATACGCCAAGTGAACAATTTTTAAGACCTATTGAGATAAGGATGAAGAAATGAAAGAGTCAACAATTTACAAACTTTTAAAATATTTTAATGATTTCAAAGCGGTTAAGAATGGAAGAGTTAAACAACGAATAGAGAACAGATTGCTAGGCAAATTCTTCGGTCGGTTTTTTAGATAATGGCAAAGCTTACGAGCATACAAAGAAATAATATTGTTGCAAAGTGGAACACGGGGCAATATACTAAAACAGCTCTTGCAAAAACCTATAAAGTTACCGAGAAAGTAATACGGGCGTTAGTCGGAAAGGAAGAGCCTACAAATTCCCATATTGTCGAAGCTCAGCTACTAATTGAAGGCGTTAAAAAGTCCGAAAAAAGTCCGATAGAAATACAAGCAATAAATCAGGCTGTACAGCATAGATTAAAAGAACAATATTCAGACGATAATAAGAGGATTAAGATTTATGATTTAACAGACAAGGTTTTAGAGCTGTTAGATAATAAGATGGAAAAAGGAACGAAGCAAATTGTTATGAAAGTAAAAGAATATAGCAAAGATGGGGGAAGCATTGAAAGCTTAAGTGTAATAGATGTTGAATTGGATACAACCGATTTTAAAAATATTCAGGATACAATTGACAAGGCAAGCGTAACCAATAATACAAATGATCGTCACGCCAAAAGTGGAGATGTAAATGTAAGCGCCACCGCCGCAGTTCAGAACAATAACATAACCGTTGAATTTGTGGACTAATGAAGCTCCCACGATATGCGCAAAAGTTCTTAAGTGGCACGTATCGTTACCGCTGTTTGTATGGCGGTCGTGGTAGTGCTAAATCTCAAACAATTGCAACTCTTCTACTACTTCGTGGCGCATCAAAAAAGTTAAGGGTGCTTTGCCTTCGTGAAATTATGGAAAGTATCGCCGACAGTTCACACAAATTACTCAAAGATATCATAAGCGATAATCCATCTTTATCCGCTCACTATACTGTTACACAAAACGCTATTCGTGGTATAAACGGCACTGAGTTCATATTTAAGGGTTTGCGCTATAACATCACAGAAATCAAAGGAACGCAGGGTATAGATATTGCGTGGGTAGAAGAGGCGGCGAATGTATCCGAAAACTCTTGGCAAATGCTTATCCCTACGATAAGGGAAGAGGATAGCGAAATATGGGTAAGCTTCAACCCTGAAGTAGAAGACAGCGCAACGTATCAGCGTTTTATATCCAAGCCTCCTTTGTCTGCTCTTGTTATGCGTGTCAATTACGATCAAAACCCGTTTTTCCCTAAAGTGCTTTTGGAAGAGATGGAACACGATAGACTCAATAACTATTCTAAATATCTGCACATCTGGGAGGGCGAATTAAAAGTTAACACAGATGCGCAAGTATTCAAGAATTATGAGGTCAAAGAGTTTGAAGCACCTTTTGGAGCAGAATTCATCTATGGGGCGGATTGGGGCTTTGCAAACGATCCGACAACGCTTAATCGCTTATTCGTAATAGACAAAACTATCTTCATCGACTACGAAGCGCACGGCGTACACACAGAGATAGACGACCTGCCAGAACTGTTTAAACAAGTACCACTAAGCGAGAGGCATATTATCAGAGCCGACAGCGCACGCCCCGAGCTCATAAGCTATATGAATAGGCAAGGGTTTAGAATTGTGCCAGCAAGCAAGGGCGCGGGCAGCATTGAAGATGGCGTGGACAATCTACGAAACTATAAGATAGTTATACACCCACGATGTCATCATACAGCAAAAGAATTTTCTAAATACAGTTATAAGGTGCACCGACTCACGGGTGATATTTTGCCTGATCTGGTGGACGATTGGAATCACCACGTAGATGGGATTCGTTACGGGTGCGAACCACTTATGAAAAATAATCTAAATGTTTGGAACAAAATCATCTAGCACAATAAAGAAAGGTTAAAATACCACTATGAGAAAAACTAAACGAAGAATTAAATCAGCACCAGCCCAAGCGGTCAATGACGGATGGACTAATCTCACTATGGGTCTAGGTATATCGCCGAACGCAAACAACCAGATATCGCAGGGCTATTTTGAGTTTAATAATTTCACGAAAAACCGTATTCAGCTTGAGGCGGGATATCGTACGAACTGGTTATGCTCATCTTTGGTTGATTGTGTAGCTAACGATATGACTCGTGCAGGCTTAGAGTTCACGGGCGAGATTGACCCCGCAGAATTGACAGAACTCAAAACGGCGTGGCAACGTTCGGGGATTATGGAAGATATAACCGATGGCATCCGTTGGGGGCGTTTGTATGGCGGCTCAATAATTCTAATTATGTTAAAAAATGCAAAGTACAGCACGCCGCTTAATCTCGCAGCGGTCAAAGAGGGCGACTTTCTTGGGCTTAGTGTCTATGATAGATGGGATTTGACTCCTGACACTACACAGCTCATACAAGAGGGGCGTGATATCGGAAAGCCGATGTTCTACACTATTAATTCCTTAAACGGTCTAAGAGTGCACCACAGCTACGTTATGCGCTTCGAGGGCGATAAGCTTCCAAAGTGGCAGTCAATTAATGAGATGCTTTGGGGTGCTTCGGTGTTGGAAAATGTATTAGATCGTATCATTGCCTTTGAAACAGTAACTATGGGTGCGGCGAATTTAACATCAAGAGCGCATTTAAGAACGATTAAGGTCGATAGCCTTCGCCAAGTTTTAGCAATGGGCGGCAACGCCGAAGCAAACCTCATTAAGCAGTTTGCGTACATTAAACAGATGCAAGATAATGAGGGCATCACGCTATTAGACAAATCCGATGATTTCCAAACCGCCGCTTATAATTTCAGCGGGCTAGATACAATTATATTGCAATTCGTCCAACAAATCAGCGGCGCAAAACGTATCCCGCTTACTATTCTGTTTGGAGAAAGTCCTTCGGGGTTAAGTAGTACGGGCGATAGCGATATACGCATCTATTACGACGGTATAGCGTCAAAACAAGCACCACTTGACGAACACGTTATTAAATTAGCTCGCATTGTTTATCAGTCAAATTTTGGAACGCCTGCACCCGAAGATCTTGGCATTAAATGGAACAGCCTCTGGCAACAAACGCCGGCGGAAAAATCAACAGTAACCAAAAACACAGTTGATGCAATAACTGAATGTGTCGTCAATGGAATATTCAGCAAAGAGCTTGCACTTAAAGAGATCAAACAACTTTCTACTATCACGGGCTTTGGAACGAACATCACGGACGAAGATATCGAAGAGGAGAACCCGCCTGCATATAACGCACCAGATGGCACAACGCCAACGACAACAAGAGCCGACCTACTCAATCAAGCGAAAGACTTGCTAAATGGTTAGGAAGCCGATTGTACCGCAACGTATAGAGAACGACTACAGCCGAAAGCTTCGTAAAGTTGCAAAAATTGTAGGCACTCTCATCACGCACCATACGATTATAAACAAAGGCGCAACGGGCGAGATCGAGAAAGTTATCTTAGCCGAGGGGTTGGAAGTGGCTTTACGTCATTATGCAAACTCAATCACACCGTGGGCAAACAGTATCGCCGCTATGATGCTTGGAGATGTGAACAAGGTCAACGAAAAGAACTTTTTAGCAATCGCATCACAGTTTTCTGATAAGCTGAAAGACACACATACTAATTCCATTATCGGAGGCATTGCACAAAAGCTACAAGAAGATCAAGTAATACTCATCAAATCATTACCACTCGAAGCAGGACAGCGAGCACAAAAGTTAGCACAAGAAGCGGCAACGGGTGGAAAGCGTGCCAGTGAAGTAGCGGAAGAGTTAGCGAGAAGTGAGAGTGTGACGATATCAAGAGCGAACACAATCGCACGGACTGAAATACACAAAGCTTATGCAACGCTCACACAAGCACGGGCGCAAATCGTTGGGGCGAATCAGTATATATGGCGGACAGCTGGGGACGAGATAGTAAGAGATAGCCACGCGGCGATGGAAGGTGTGGTGTGTGACTTCGATAACCCACCAACACTAAGCGACGGCGACACTGGTAACGCTGGAGAGTTTGTCAATTGTAGATGTTATGCAGAAGTAATTATCAAAGGAGGCGATTAATGCCAAAAAATATACAAGACTTAATCGATGCAGGCCATACCCAAAGCCAAGCTGTAGCAATAGCAGAAAAAACGGCAAACGACGACGATAACACATCTCGCTACTTCGGAGAACAAATAAGCGAAAATATGATTAGAACGCCTGAGGGGTATTTGATTTGTATTGACGTGCCGATAGCTTCATCTGCACCGATGAAATATAATAACTCAAGCGTAGGACTAGAAACAGACAGCCCAACGGTTATGATGACTAACCCGTGGGAGGAACTAAGCACCCCAAGCACGATAGCAAGTTTCGAGGCCAAGCCCGTAACGCTTTTACATCCAGATGGCGAACTGCTCGACACGGACACGGCAACCGATGAGATAGTGGGAATGTGTGTAAATGTTAGAGCCGATGAAGTAAATCAAACACTAATCGCGGACTTGGTTATTATTTCAAGTGAAGCAATAACGGCGGTGTTAAATGGGATTAAAGAGGTATCTTGCGGGTACACTGCGATCTCGGTGTCAGATAACGGCGACGGTACAGGCGAACGTATCGGAATAATCGGAAATCACGTTGCAATCGTGCCGAATGGAAGATGTGGGGCTATGTGCTCAATTTCAGACTCAAAGGAGAATAAAAAAGTGGATAAAAAAACAATACTTGACACGATTAAGTCGTGGATTAAGGACGCGGAAGAGCCAGCGGCAAAAGAAGATGATGTCTTTGATGCTAAAGGTGCGTTTGATGCTTTAAGTAAGCAAGTCGCAGATATGGCGGCAAAACTTAACAAAGATGCAGAGCCAGAGGCAGTGCCAGCGGATGATAAAATTTCACAAGTTTTAGAACTGTTGCAAAAGCTTTTAGCGATGGAAACTGCAGAAACTGCAAACGATGACGATGACGAGGTATCGGATAGCGTTAAAGATGCTGACGACGTTAAAATCGTTATCCCTACTGCTCTCGATGGTGCGGATTGTTCCGTGGTAACTCCTGCAATGCTTAACGCAAACGCAGCGCAATTTTATAAAAAGGGGTAAAAAATGGCTGGAGAAATGGCTTTTTTATACGGTATGCCTGCGGGTATAGCGGGTTCGGTATCACGTCCTTTAGATTCAGAAACTGAGTCTATTCTTTTAGGTGCAACACCTCCAACTGCTTATGGTAGCGTTCTTGTAATGGAAAGCGGATCAACAGGCAAATATGTTGCAATCGTTGGAACAAACGTAGCGGCAGATATCAAAGGGTTTTTGGTTCGTTCAGTTCCGAGTATTTCTGGCGGTATCGACAACACGTTTGCAGCCAACACCATCAACGCTACTTACTTACAAAGTCGCCTAACTAGAGGCTATGTGAAAGTTGCTTGTACACAGGGAACACCTGTAAAAGGCGGGCTTGCATATGTTCGTATTGTAGTTGGATCAGGTAAGGCTATTGGAGATATCGAAGCGACAGCAGATGGCGCAAATAGTTTAGTCATTCCAGGTGCGGAATGGGCTTTAAATGGCAAAGACGGCAACAATATCGCTGAACTTCGTTACACAATCTAAGGGGGAATGAAATAATGGCAAAAATAATCCAAG